GGAACCGCTACGTCAACTGGACCACCCGCAAGGGCATCCCCGAAGTTTTCTCCCAGTTCAATCCGGTCAGCCTGACGCTGATCCCATGCCCTCTGGTGGACCTCCCGAAAGGGCTTGAATTTCGCGCTTGCTACACGCTGGACCGCGCCGCAACCACGGTCCCGGACTGGCTGTTTCAGCAATACGGCGGCGATATCGCCAAAGGCGCTGTGGCCACGCTGGCCGGGAAACAGAATCTGCCTTGCTACAGCGAAACGCTCGCTGCCGAGCGCAAGGCTGAATTTATGGCTGCCGCCAACCAGGCCAAGCATCGAGCCGACAAGGGCTTTACTCGTGCTCCGCGCCGGGTCGCCGGTCATTACCTCTAAGGAGCAAGCCGCATGTCGCACACCACTGCTTCTGCGCTGACGCGGGCCAGCATCCTCCTTAAGGACGATGGCGCAACCCGCTGGACGTCACCGGAGTTACTGGGCTGGCTGAATGATGCCCGAAGGGAAATCGCCACCCTGCGCCCGGACCTTTACGCCATTAAGGCGCCCCTCGATCTGGTTGCCGGGGCGGCTCAGAGCATCCCCGGCGATGGCATGCGCCTGACCGATGTCACCCGAAACGTCGGCGGCTCTGCCTGCACGGTCACGGAGAAAGAGTTGCTGGATCAATTCAAGCCCAAGTGGCAGCTCATGCCGGGATCCAAAGTCATTCGTCATTTCATGATGGATGAACGCTATCCCACCACTTTCTGGGTCTATCCCCCGGCATTGGCGGGAGCCAGGCTTGAAATCGTTTATCAGGCCACGCCTCAGGATCTGGCGGACAACGCCGCCTTGAGCGTGACCGAATCCATGTACCTCGGGGCGCTGGTCGATTACATCTGCTATCGCTGCTACAGCAAGGACACTGAATTTGCAGGCAGCGCCGAGCGGGCCGCCAGCCACTACAGCCGATTTGAAAACGCCCTGACGGATGGGGGTCGAATCGCTCTCGTGACGTCGCCCAATGCCGCCAATCAAGGCGGTACGCCATCACGCATTGCTACAGGAGGCTAAATGGCTGAGCGCATCCCGCTGACGCGAAACGATACCGCACCCCAGCTTGAAATCACCATCGTTGATGAGGCCACCGGCGAAGCCGTGGATCTGACCGGAGGCGTGGCCACGCTGAGATTCAGAGAAGTGGGATCGACGACCACCCTGATCACGCGTCAGCTTTTCATTGATCCGACCAAGGCGCCCCAAGGGATTGCCTACATGGTTTGGCAAACCGGCGATCTCAATCTGACCGCAGGCAACTACGAGGCTGAAGTTCGAGTGAACTTTGTCGGCCAGATTCGGCAGACCGTTCGCAATTACCTCAACTTTTCGTTGCGCGACGACTTTACCTGATGGATGCCCGTTGGTCCGCTCGGCTGCTTCGCCTGATCGAAGCGGCAAGAATTCTTCGTGCGGACATTTCAGCCCAAAAGCTGACGGCGCAGAATTCAGCGCGAATCCTCGCCATGAGCGCCGTGCTGGGGCGCTTCATTGTCCTTTTGGAGCAAGAGGATCAGGCCACCGCGTCAGATCATCAGGTTCTGGCGATGACCAAGGCGCTCAGGGATGCCGTCACCGCGCTCGATGCGCTGGCCGCTTCACTTCATAAGCCGTTCAGCGATGCCGCCAGAGCCCAGGATCAGGCCCTGATCTCCTTGGGCAAAGGGCTCAACGATGCCTTGATGGCAAGCGACAAGGCAGCCCTGGCCATCGGTAAAGGGGCAGTCGATGCCGCCCACGCCACAGATGCGGTTCAGGCGTCCCTTGGCAAGGGTCTCAGCGATCAATCGATAGTCAGCGATGAATTCGTGCGCCACGTCGATTTCAATCGGAGCCTCAATGATGCGGCCACCGTTCGCGATCCCGCCGCGTTGAGCCTGAGCAAGCCTTTTGCTGATGCCGCTTACGCAACCGAAGTCGTGGTGCTGTTCAAGCAGATCACCCGCGATCTGGTGGATGTCGCGATTGCCAGCGATGCCATCGCCTTTTTCTGGGATCGGGTCAGAACATTTATTGATAACGCCACCGCAACCGATGCCGCAACCAAGGCGGTCGGCATGGCGCGAACCGATACGGGCATCGCCTCCGATGTGGCGGCGCTTAGCCCCCAGAAATCGCTCAAGGATACGGCCTCGGCTACCGACACGGGGTCCGTCAGAAGTCAAAGCTACTGCGACTTCACTTACTTTGCGGAAGATTTTGTCGGTACTTCCGTAGTTTTCTAGAAAGGAGATCCAGATGAAGACTTTTGATGGGGCGCAAGCCAGCGGCGAAGTCGATATTGTTCTTTGGGACAAGGACTTCAGCGTCAAAGAAGAGCGTCACGTAAAGAACCTTTTGGTGGCTACCGGACTGGCCTTCATGATCAGCCGCATGAAGGACACCAGCAAGGCCGTGATGTCGCACATGGGGGTCGGGGCTGGAGCGACCGCTCCTGCTGCCGACCAGACCGGCCTGATCAGTGCGCTTGGAGCCCGAGTCAGCTTGACGGCAACCACCATTGCCGGGACCAACAATGAAAAGATCGTCTATACCGCGACCTTTGGTGCCGGTATCTCGACCGGAGCGATCACGGAAGCCGGAATTTTCAATGCGTTAACGGGCGGCGACATGCTGAATCGCGTGGTGTTCGCCGTGGTCAATAAAGGCGCTGACGACACGCTCGGCGTGACCTGGACCGTGACCCAGAACGCCTCTGCCTGAGTCTAGAGGGGAGCCCCCATGACAACCATCACGCTTCGAGCCGTCAAGGGCTCCCCTTTAACCAATGCGGAAGTCGATACCAATTTCGACAACCTCAACCAGACCAAGGTTGAAAAGAATTCAGAAACGGGGTCCGCCCAGCTTCCCGTCGGCACCACCGCACAACGGGCAGGCAATACGGGATCCGTCCGCTACAACAGTTCAACGGATGATTTTGAGGGCAAGAAGTCAGGTGGATGGGGCAGCATCGGTGGGGGATACGCCTCCAAAGTGATATCTGTCGATACCACCCTTGCGGGATCCACCGAATACACCACGGGTAGCGCAACTGAAATTGCGGCAACCGCCACGCTCCGCATCCCGGCGACGTCCCTTGTGCGATTCGCCATCTATACCACCGGCGCAAGCCTTTAGGAGAGATATCCATGCCAGCACGTCTTGATTCCGCCAGCGGCGGGGCCGTCGTTCTTGTTCCCGAAGATGGCGCAACTGTCGTCAACGTCACCGTTCCCCGCGCCGGGATTCAAGCCTATAGCCCCGACACACCCACCGTCGCCGCCAGCGATGCTGAAATCATTGCTGGAGCGCTGACCGCTCTCAGGGGCATGACCCCCGCGCAAATCAAGCTTGCGGTCCAGACGTTTGCCCCGCAAACCCCCATTTACGGTTTGTTCCGAAAAGCCGTCCAAGGTGTTGTCGCCTGGAGCAAAACCGGGGCCTTTGCGGTCTCGACCGCCATGACCCTCTACGTGGAAGTCAATGGCGTCACCAAAACCATTGCCTCGGGTACAGTGGTCTCCATGCCGACCGCAACGGCGGGAACGGATTACGCCATCTGGGCCAATCCAGATGGAACACTTCAGGCCACCACCAACTTCTCCAGCGCCCCGGTTACCAATGGGCGGCTGGTGGGCGGTTTCCATTACGCGCCGGGCGGGAATGCCACAGGCACTTCAGGGGGCGACACCACGCCCGCCATCAACCCCTACAGCTTCTGGGACTTGAAGTTCCGTCCGCGCTGCGGCGATCCGCGCGGGATGGCCCTGATTGGAGGCGGCTTCTGGTGCGACATTTACCTGACCAACACCGACCCCGGCACCAATGGCACCAGTAGCTACAACAAGACCATTGCCGATGGCTCTTCGCCTCCCAAGATCCCGACGTTCTACGGCGGCAATGGCGCGACAGCGTATGGCTCGCTCACCTTCTTTGAGGCGCAGGAAGTGGCGCATGCCTATGGCAAGCGGCCCCTGTTCCAATCGGAATTCATGGCCGCCACCTACGGCACCACGGAAGGCTCTTCCATCGGGACGGATCAAGGCTCGACCATCCTGAATGCGGCCTACACCTCCAAGCACGGCATCATCCAGGCGACCGGCGTCATGTGGGTCTGGGGTCAGGAGCGCGGTGGGCCATACAACACTACAGCTGCCTGGCAATCCGATACCGGGGGACGCGGCCAATCGTATTACCCACCCAACGCGGCGTTCTTTGGCGGCGACTGGGACAACGGGGCGAACTGCGGGTCTCGCTCGTCGCTCTGGAGCTACGCTGCCTCGTTCTCGGCCGGCACCATCGGGTTGCGGTGCGCCTGTGACCACTTGATCCTTGATTAAGGGCGCGAAAGCGCCCGCTCAGGATGAGCGAAGAACAACAACCAGAGGAACAAATTGCGTGTTACGACCAGATGGCCATCGTGGAGAAGTTCGAGCGGATCATTGGATATCTTTATCCGATTGCCCAATCAATTCCCCGAAAGCATGGCGTAGCCCGCGATCTTTTTCTTCAATGTCTGATGGGGCAACCCGACTTGTTTTTTCAAGCCGGGAAGTCCAATCAAGTCAGCAAACTTTATGCGGCCGATGCGGGACTCGCGCATCTTCGCTTCTGGATGCGATTTCTTCACGCCCAACGCTGTATGAGTCATCGTCAGCTGGAGTTTGCTCAGGGACTGACTGCAGAAGTCGGCGGCATGCTTCATATGTGGATAAAGCGAAAGAAAAAGCAGGGGCTTACCGGGAATTAACGCGGCGATCTTTGGCGGCAACTGGAACAACGGGGCGAACTGCGGGTCTCGCTCGTCGAACTGGAACAACGCTGCCTCGAACTCGAACGACAACATCGGGTTGCGGTGCGCCTGTGACACATGATTTTCGCTCTGCTGCGGTCAAGGCTCAGCAGGCCGTCCACTTCAACATGTGGTCAGCCGGGAAAGTCCTCCTTCGGGGAATACGCTTCGGGGTCTGGCAGAGCGCCGAGTACCAGGGACGGGAAAGGCGCGGCCAGCATTAATGGGTATCCGACACAAACACCTGATTGAACGGATTGCCGACCCCGGCAACCTTCGATGGGCTTATGCCCGAACCACAAAAAACAAGCGGATGACCTGGGGTTATCTGAACTTCAAGGAGTATGACGAACTGCATCTTCGGGAGATTCGCGACGAGCTGCTCTCGGGGAGTTACCGCATCGGACCTTACCGAGAGTTCACCATCTATGAACCCAAGGCGCGAAACATCTCCGCGCTCGGATTCAAGGATCGGTTGGTCCAGCATGCGCTGTGCAATGTCATCGGACCCATTTTTGAGGCGGGGCTCTTGCCTTACACCTATGCCTGCCGCCCCGAAAAAGGCACCCATGCCGGGGTCAAGCATATTCAGGCGGCCCTCAGGAAAACCCAGGCCACGCATTTTCTGAAAACGGATTTTCGGCGGTTTTTCCCCAGTATTCGCCACGATGTCCTGCATCGGATGATCGAAAAGAAAATCGGCTGCCCCCGGACCCTGGACGTGCTTCGGGAAATCATTCCTCCCGTAGGGCAGGGGCTTCCCATCGGAAGCCTTACGTCTCAGTTGTTTGCGAATGTCTACGGCGGGGCCGTGGACCGATTCATTCACTTTGAACTGGGTGAGCGGCACTGGGCTCGATACATGGACGACATCATCATTCTGGGTCACGACGCGAATCACCTTCGTCAGGTTTTCGCCGGAATCGAAACGTTTTCCAAAACCGAGCTTGGGCTTTCGATCAGTAAGTGGCAAGCGGCCTCAACGACGCGGGGCATCAATTTCCTGGGCTATCGCATCTGGGCTACGCATAAATTGTTACGCAAGGCTTCGGTGAAGCGAGCCCGACAAAAGATTGAAGCGGCGATTGCCCACAAGGATTGGGCCGCCCTCAACAAATTCATTGCCGCCTGGGCTGGACATGCCCGATGGGCGGACACCCACCACCTTCTCATCCATTTGGAGAATCAATATGAACTTGGGTACGACCATCATCAATTCGCGTGAAGATCTGGACGCCCTGGAGGGGACCGTGGAATACGCTGAGTTCATGCAGCTTCTCGAAGGCAGTCTTTGGCTGATTCAGCGCGATGACATTAACCGTCGATTTGTGGCGATTGAAGACAACAGCGTCATTGACCGCTTCGGTTTGACCCGCGCGGATTTTCCCAACGCCCAACCGCCCGAGCTTCCTGTCTGGACACCGCCCCCCAGTGAAGTGCCGCAAGCCGTCTCGCCGCTACAGGCCAAGGCGGTTCTGTTGCAGGAAGGTTCGCTGGATGCGGTGGAGGCTTTCGTCAATGCGGCCACGGATCCCTTGGTCAAGCTGGCGTGGACCAATGCCATCGAGTACCGGAGAGAATCGCCGTTGTTGCTGGCAATTGCGCAAAGCATGGGCTGGTCTGACAGCGACCTTGATCTGCTCTTCATTGAGGCAGCCAAAATCGAAATCTGATTTTTGACCTTGCACCCGACTGCCACTCAATCAGGAACCGACATGCCAACAGTCCAATTGACGATTCAAGCGCTGAATCTCATGCTGGAGTATCTCGACAAGCGCCCCTGGGGCGAAGTGAACAGCATCATCTGTGCGGTTCATGACGAGCTCCGCCCCCAGATGCCGCTCAAGCAGTCCGAGACGCCCGCCGAAGCACCTGACGAAGCGGTCGGAGGGACGGACTGATGCGAATCACCATTCCAGGCTTTCAGGGTCAGGTCAATGTGATCGCTCCCCAGCGCCTGGAGGATTCTCAAGCGGTGGAGGCAAAAAACTGTCTCATCCAGTCGGGAGATCTGGCACCGTTCAAAACAGCCGCTTTTGCGGCCAACTCTGGAATCAGTCCGTCAGGAAATGACACGATCTATCGCCATCCTACGCGGTGGCTGGCATGGAATGGCAGGGTCAGCGTCGTTCGCGCCCCGAATGCCAGTGACACAAAACACCGGATCTATTTTTCGGATGGCACCAATTTCAGGGTTACGGATGACGACCTGATCGGAGCGGGCTCCGGCGCACCTGCCGCCTCACGCAAAGTCGGTTTGCCCGCGCCCACCCTTCCCGGATACACCTTTACACAGGCCGGGCAGGGGCTTGTGGCCTCGGTCACGCTCTATACCCTGAACAGTTCCGCGGATTCCGCGCTGCCACTGGTCAACTGTACGGCAGCGCATGGCCTCAAGACCAATGACACCGTTCTTCTCAATCTCCCAGGCTTTGCTTCAAAAGGCGCGTTTACGGTCGTCATCACCTCGGACATTCAGGATCAGCCCACAATGTTCCGAATCCGGGGCTACACCCGGAAAAAAGCCAACTGGAGCAGCGTCAAAAAGCCCAAGGATGACGTGAACAATGGCGGCGCACAGATGCTGTCCGTGCAAGCCAATGGCCATCCCTTCTCGGATGGGGACATCGTGCTCGTGCATACCGATGCCACGAACATGCGCGGCACACAGTTGACGCCGGATTCACCTTACATGGTGGCCTATCAGGATACGAATCGCTTCCAGTTGGTCGGAACGGATAGCTGGTCTTCAACCGCCATCCACAGCTTGACGGGGACCAAGCATCAACAGGCGGTCATTCTTCAAGAGGCTTCCGACCCAATGTATGGTCCAGCCACGGTCACGACCCCCGAAAACACGTTCACCAATCTGCCGAACTTCATCTGGGATGCTGGCAGTGCGCAATACGTCATCACGGCTTATCCCAACGGCAGTCAAAACGGCTGGATCAAGACGGATGTGGCCGCCAATCTGCGCGACCGCGCCTATGTGGCGACTTTCGTCAATGGCTATGGCGAAGAAGGGCCGCCGTCGAGCCCTACCGACATTCGCGCCATGACCCAGGGGACGGCTTGTACCTTTGCTGCCACGCCCTCGACCAATCTGAACGGACCAACAAACTATAACCTGACGGCCATCCGCTATTACCGCACCGATGCCAACGGTCTTTTCCGCCTGACCACCATGACGCTGGCCGATGGCAGCAAGACCACGGATGTTCCTTATGGGTCGGTGAATGTTGTAGACACCACCTACGATGCGCTCCTCGGGGAGTCGCTGCCCACGCTGGGTTGGTATGAGCCTCCAGCCAATTTGCAAGGCATCATTTTGATGCCGGGCGGGGTGATCGTGGGGTTTGTCGATAAGTCGATTTATGCCAGCGTTCCTTACATTGCCTCGGCCTACCCTTACGAGTATCAACTGAAGGTGGACTATCCCATTGTGGGGTTGGTCAACACAGCCGCTGGGGTCGTGGTGCTGACGCAGGGGCTTCCCTCGTTGATCGTGGGTACCGATCCATCCACGTGGTCACTGGTCAAGCTGGAAGCGGCCCAGGCGTGTGTCAGCGCAAAATCAATTGTGGATATGGGTGACTATGCCGTCTACGCCAGTCCTTTCGGATTGGTGGCCATCGCCCAAAATGATGCCCAGGTGGTGACGGGTTCCGTGTTTTCCCGCCTTCAATGGCAGGAGTACACCCCGTCAGCGATCAAGGCGTCCTTTTATGAAGGGAAATACTTTGGATCAAGCGATTCGAAGACTTTCGTCTTTAATCCTTCGACCAAGGATTTTGTGCAAGTCGATCAGGTGTTTTCGGCGTTCTACAACGACCTATCGACCGACACCCTCTATGTGCTTCAGTCGGATGGATCAATTGCTGCCTGGGACCGGGGTGCGGGCTATCTCACGTATTCCCTGACCAGCAAACTGTTTCAGGCTCCGTACCCCACCAGCATGGGGGCGGCGCAAGTAATCTCGGAAGCCACTTCGGCAAATCCTGTCACTTTCATGCTTTATGCCGACGGCACCCTGAGGCACACCCAGACCGTAGTCAATAACGAGCCTTTCCGGCTGCCTTCGGGTTTCAGGGCGCTGAACTTTCAAATCAAGCTGACGGGATCGGTCAAAATCAAAACCTGTGTGGTTGCAGGCTCCGTCACCGAGCTGCGTGAGGCGTAAATGGGAATCCGGCAAGTTCCCTCAGGGCTTTCTCCGGCGCTGGATGGATTCCTCCGGGATCTACGGCAGGCGGTTGAAGGTGGAATCCCCCAGTCTGTCAGGACTGAAATCATTACGGCAGCCAAGAGCGCGGCCATCAGTGATTTCAATAATGGATTTCTTCCTCCGGGCGCCGTGCAGGCCATTCTCGATACGGTTTTTGGTGAAATCGCCAACGATCCCAACTGGAAACTTCTGGCGGATCGGATCGACGTTATCAATGGGCCTGCATCGCTCCCGGAATCCATGCGAGGTCAACTGGCCTCAACCCGGGCGACACTTGAAGCGGCGCTGAATGTTCAGGGGTCTTCGATCACGACCCTTCAGACGATCACCGATACTCAGGCGTCCCAGATCACGACGCTCCAAACCAATGTTGGCGGAAACTCCTCAGCCATCGTGACCCTACAGAGCACGACCGCTACGCAGGCCACGCAAATCAATGCGCTAGCCACTCGGATGGGCAGCGCAGAGTCCTCCATCGTCACGCTCAATTCGACTACGGCCACCACGGCAGCGCAGGTCTCGACGCTGAATACAACGGTCGGCAATCAAAGCGCCTCCATCCAGACGCTTTCGCAGACCCAGATCGATACCAATAATCGAATGGCCGCGCAATGGACGGTCAAGACGGACGTCAATGGCCGGGTTGCTGGGATCGGTCTTTTCAATGACGGGATTACTTCTTCCTTCTACGTTCGCGTGGATCGCTTTGCGGTCGGAGATGATTCGACCGGGGCTCGGCCCTGCTTCGCTGTTCAGGGGGGCAATGTTTACATCCAGAAGGCGCTCATTGGTGAAGCCTGGATTGATAGTGCCAAGATTGCCGATGCCGCCATTACCAACGCAAAAATTCAAACTGCCGCTGTTGATACGCTCAGGGTTTCAGGCAACGCCGTCACCACCATGGTTCCGGTTTCAGGTGGCAGTTGGTACGCCAGTGGCGGGATTTATCTGCCGAATGGCGCGCAGGGGATCGTGATTATGGGCGTCGCTGGTGTCAGCGAGTCCAGCGGAACCAATGATGTGCAGGCCAATTTCGCATTGAAATTTAACGGTGGGGAAATAGCCAATGGAGGCAACTCAATCCATCGCGGCTGGGGGCAAGGGATTGTTCAAATGGGTTGGGTCGGCGCCGTAGGTCCTGGGTACTACGGCTTTGAGGCTTATACCTACAACGGGGGAGGTGGCGGCACACTGGTCCAGTGGGGCGTATCTGCGGTCGCTTTTGCATTGATGAGGTAACCATGAAACTTATAGATTTCGACGGTACCGGATACATCGAGCGCATCCTTGGCGTCCCGGAAATTAAAGGGACACCGGAAGCCCCCCCATTAGTTATTCCCGGCGACCCCAGAACGTTTGATCGCATTGAAGTGACGGATGACATCGACGTCAGCCACGACAAACACTACGTTCTGAGTGAAGTGGTTGAGCCTCGCCCGACATGGAACCCCATCGTTTCGGTAACGACAATCCCAGCTGATGGACAGACACCGATTACAGTCTCTGGTGCGCCCGTTGCCGTTAAAGTGAATTTGCTTGGTCCCGCCGGTGACTTATGGTCTGAGGCGGCTGGGGATATTTCGGTGGCGGTGGGTCTCCCTGGCGCATACACCCTTCTCATTGATGCCTTCCCTTATCAGGTTGTCGAGGTGAAATTCAATGCCACCTAGAGTTGTCCTTGGAACGACTGAGCAACGGAAAGCCCATCGGAAAGGGTTTCTGGACGACACCGACTGGATGTGTCGGAGACAAGAAGACCAGCTACGCCAAGGTCGTCCTACGGCTCTTTCGGAGGAACAATACAACCAACTCCTCGATTACCGGGAAGACCTCAGGCAATGGCCGGTATCCGGCGATTACAGCGAACCGTTTCCGGTGAAGCCCGAATGGATACAAGGCTGAAATTGGCGGACATCCGATCCGAATGGGATCGCATTCGGCCTGTCATTGAGCGGCTGATTCAAAAAGGAAACGGCGCATTTCGAGCTGAAGACGTTTACGCCGCCGTGGTTACAGGATCGGCCCACCTTTATACGGGGGAAACCGGCTTTATCGTGGTTCAGCCCGACAAAGACAAAATTACCGGGGAGGCGGCGCTTTTAATCTGGATTGCCTGCGCCTCGGGTACAGGCAATATCACGCGGTTTCAACCCGCCATCGATCAACTTGCCATTGAGAACGGTTATCACAAGCTGGTCATGAGCAGCCCGCGCAAAGGCTGGGAACGGGTCGAAGGGTGGCGCAAGGTCACCACGCTATTTGAGAGGGATCTGCCATGATCGATTTTGCGATTGCCGCCCTGCCAAGATCCGCAACGGCATGGCTCTCTGCGTGGTTTACCAATGAAAAAAGCATTTGTTGGCATGAGACCCTAATGACGCAAGATCTCAAGTCCCTGGCCGCCATGAGCCACGGTCGCATGCTGGGTGTCGCGGAAACCGCGCTTTGCCAATTCAGCCCCGATGAAATCAACGCGCTCCCCGGCAAAAAGCTGATCGTTCATCGACCACTCAAGGCAGTCAATCAATCCCTGGCAGCGCTGGGCTTGCCGGAAATGGATGCCAAGGCAGCCTCTAATCTCGACTCGATTGAGGGCTACCACCTGACCTTTGATGCCGTTTTTAGCCCCTCCAAATTCAGCGCAGCGCATGAATGGCTGGTGGGCTACCCCTTTGATGAAGACCGCTTTCACGGCTTACGGAGGCTCAATGTTCAAAACCAATCCGCCATCAAAATGTGTCAGGAACTGACAGGGGCGGCGCAATGAATAACTTTGCCCTATTGGGGACGGTTCCCGTTACCCGGCTTCTGATGCAGCTCAAGACCCACCCGGAATACTGGAATCTTTACCGGGAGCGGACTGAAAGTTACGAGTCCCCTCATGCCGGGGTCTCGGATATCTGGATTCGTTACCGCGACCGCAACGAATTCAATGGCTCATGGAGTGATTTTGCCCGTGAGCCTCACGATTGCATCTGGTATCCCGCCGCAGACGCCCTGTCAGCCGTCAAGGATATCGCGTTTGAGCTGATGGCCTGGGTGCGCGGGGAGCGGCTTGGAGGCATCCTGATTACGCGCATTCCAGCCGGAGGCGCGGTCCTGCCGCACATTGACGATGGTTATAACGCCAAGGCCTACGAAAAGTTTGCCGTGATTCTGGAATCGGCGCCGGGTCAGGCCATGTATTACGAAGAGGGAGCCATGTCCGGGGATCCCGGATCGGTTTTTTGGTTCAAGAATGATGTGACCCACTGGGTCAAAAACGAATCAGCGGTAGACCGCATCACGCTGATTGTCTCTATTCAACCGGAAGGGAGGGCGCTATGCCATTCGGAGCAATTGTAGGGACGCTGGGCGTTGGCGGCACCATTGCCGCAGGCACGGGAATTGTTGGTATGGGGCTTTCTGCGGCCAGTGCAGCCGGAGCGTTCAACGGGCCGGTCGATAAACGCGGCCCAACCCCCGAAGAGCTGGAAGCCACCAAGCAATCCAAAAAAGTCTTCGATTTCAGTCAGAAGATTCAAAAGCCAGTCGATGCTCTGGCGCGTAAAGACCTGAACACACTGAGATCAACCGGCCAAGCCGATCTTCAGGAGGGAGTGGCGGTCAATACCGCCATGGGCGCAGACTCGCCCGCGCTGGAGCGCACGCTGGCGACCACGGCAGCGGGATCCGGTGGGCCGGGATCAGGACGGTTTGCGGCGCGATTGGGCGCGGCAGGAAGCCAGCTCGATTCCGATGTGACCAAGGCCAAGGTGGGCGGACGCCTCAGTGCGCTTCAGGAATATCTGGCGCGTTCCGGGCAATACGTGGACCGTAAGTCGCAGGATCTTGAGATGGGCATGGGTTTGGTTCAAAGCGGCGGCGATGCCGCGGCCAGTCGTCAGGCGGCTCGAATTGGCGCACAAGTTCAAAGAAACATTGGCACCAATCAGGCGGTGGGTCAGATCGGGGGATCGCTGATGAGTCTTGGGATGTCGGGGTTAAGCGCCGCAGGCGGCGCGGGCGGTGTCAGCCCTGGATCTGAAACCGGCGTCGGTGGGCGTGTCGTAGACCTGAAAAACATCCCCAGCGCGGGTTACCGAGGGGCGCTTTCAGGAGTCGCGGGTTCCGGTCAGACCTATGGGTCGATGGGCAATATTGCTATGGCGTTTGGCTAGGAGGCACACATGAACGGTGGTGGTGGCGGCGGCGTTCCGCAAAAAGGGCTTTCGCCCATGCAGTCCGAGCTTTTCCGGCAAGGGAAAGTTCTGGTGAAGGATTATTTTGAAAATACAGCCCCTCTGGCTCAGGAGCAGGCCAATCTGGCCACGGGTGGACTGTTGCTGAAAGGGATGAGCGCCGTCGATCAGGCGCTGGAAACTCCCAACCCAGCCCCCGGCATCCAGGCCCGATCTGCGGCCCGCTACGGCATTTCGCTAACGCCGGATCAACAGGCCGCCAACGATAACGCATCAGCCCTGACCAAGGCATCGACTGGCGTCATGGTCAAAAACAATGCCCGCAGCAGCCTGGTCAACGCCCAGCGTGGCATGACCTTTGGCGGGGTGGCCGCATGAATATCGGTGGATATGGGCAGAATCTGGCCCGCCTTGGCTTGAATGGCATGGCCAGGCAGGGGGCGCGGGAGTCGCAGCGCGAGTTATTGCGAGCCGAGCAGGAAAGGGACGAGGAAGCGGCGACCGGGCAAGCGGCGGGGCTATTGACCGGTGCCTCTACCCGAGCCGCGCAAGGCATCTACGATGACCGCAAGGCCGCTTTTGAAAAAAAGGCGGACAAGGCATGGTCCAGCAGCTCCGACGCACTCACAAAAAACGTTTCCAAGCCGGAGTATTCGGCGCTGGATGACCTTCAACACTTCTTTAAGGATTGGTGGGACTGATGAGCGGATATGGCGTCAGCGGTTTTGGAACGGGCTTCCTTCAGGGCTTTGAGGCCATGGGAAGAAATTTTGCCGAACGAGGCGTGATTGAGGCCGAGCGACAAAAACAGCAACGCGAAGATCGCCGCCTTCAGATGGATCAGGAGCTGGAGCGTATCCGGGAAGAGCGGCTTGCGAAAGAAGCGGAATCGGTGAGTCGTCATCGCAACCTCCAATCCGACCGGCTGGAGGCTGAGCTTCCTTTGGTTGGAGATATGGCCAAAGCGGACCTTGAAGAAAAAAAGGCCAAGACCGAGGGTGAGCGCGTCAATACCAGCCTGCTTCCGGGAAAAGTCAATGCCGCGATTGAGGAAAGCAAAGCCTCCAGCGCATTGCATGCCTCACAAGCAGCGGCGCAAAACCTTAAAAACACCGAAGAGGCCCAATCCCAGGCTTACAACAAGGATCTTTCCGGGTCCTTGGGGCGAATGCTTGAGGGAGAAGCCGATGATGTGGATGTGCGTAGAGCGTCACAGGTTCTGGATCTGGCCGGAATGGAAAACATTCCCGAACACATTAAGAATTTTCATGACGCCTCAATCGGTTACGTTTCCGCTGTTCAGCGGGGAGACGCCAACGCGGACGATGCGTTCAATAACGAAAAGACCTTGGGGTCGATCAATGCCGCGCTCAAGGTAGGCATCGACAAAAACAAGGGCTTGCCGCTGGATCAGGCCGGTACCCGCGTGATCGAAGGATCGGAAGTGGTCAGACTGGTCAGAAACCCGAAGGACAACCGGCTGGGGGCGGTATTGAGAGTGCAGCCCGCGCCCGCGCCGCAGCGGCGAAAAGAGCTGGAAGCCCAGCTGAAGCAGGCCACCCCCGAGCAAGCGGTCCAGATCGAAAAGGAGCTGCATCCCCCCGCATATGAGCAGATGCTGACGGATGGGCGCACCCCGATGGCTCTGGGGGGTAAACCGCTCTGGCTTTCCCCGGAAGATGTCAACCGCATGTTCACCGATCTTCAGGGGATCGGGGAATGGCAGGCGCGAAATCCCAAACTGGTTCAGGAAGCCCGCACCCTCAAGGCGCAGATCGATTCCGGGCAATATGGGAACGGCGATTCCAGCAAAGCTCTGGAACGGGAAATCAAGGTGCGCTCGGAGAACCGCGCCAATCGCCGGGAAGCCCGAGAACTGACCCGCGACGAGAAAGCCCAGCGAAAAGAGGCTTTTAATGTCGCTCGACGGATGTTTGAAAAAGAGTATTCGACGGGTGAACTGGGGATGGAAACGCTGACCGGGAATGCCGCTGAAAAGGCCAATGCCGCCATCACCGAGCTGGATGCCGTTTTGCGCGAAAACCCCAACCTGACCGGGGCTCAGGCTTACAATCTGGTCAAGCAAAAGGTCGGAGGAAATTCGGCCACCCAGCCCGCCAATCCAAAATCCGGCAAGGAGCTTTCCGCTAACGCAAAGAAAGCGCTCAGCCTGTTTGAGCCCTAACCGCCATCGCTCCCCAACGAACCCCGAGGCCGAAAAGCCTTCGGGGTTTTTTATTGTCCTGCATTAGGGATAGCTCATGACCACGCTACTTGATCCTGTCCGGGTCGGCACCGAAAACTCCGCCCCGGAATCGCGCTCAAACCAAACTGAACAGGAAAACCGCTTGGCGGCCACAGAGCCCGCTGCATCGCCCCCCAAAACCAAGCACTGGAAAGAGGTAGCGGATTCTTCGGCTTATCGTTCGCTGAGCAGCGACGAGCAGGAAATCGTCAGGAACCGCTTTTTTGATACGGTGGTGGCCCCGATGTCCCCGCCAGATGAATTGGATCTGGTGCGGGAACGTTTTGATAGCGTCACTGGATCCGGCAAGGTGGGCCGGGTCGCTCACGATGCTGGCCGGCTGGTCGCAGCAGGTGCCCATGCGGTGGCCGATCAAGCCAAAACTGTTTTTTCTGATGCCTTTCGCGATGAAGATATTCCGGGGCTTAAAAATCCCAAGACGCCGACTCGCGCTCAAAATTTGCACATTCCTGCCGAAGGACGGGCATTGCTCGATACCTTGGCCGGAACCGAATCTCCTGGCTACGACGTGCTGTATGGCGGCACCCGGTTTGGAAATCTGACCGACCATCCGCGAAAGCCTATCCGCATTCAATCAGGACCGAATCAGGGCCAAACTTCGACCGCTGCCGGTCGCTATCAATTCCTTGAGGGCACGTGGGACGATCAAGCTCAAAAGCTCGGTCTAAAAGACTTCTCCCCTGAGAGTCAGGATCAAGCCGCGTGGAATCTGGCGCAAGAAACTTACGCCAATAAGACCGGACGCAGCCTCCTGGGGGATCTTCGCTCCAACGATCCCAAGATCCACGCTGAAATTGGCAAAGCACTGTCTTCGGTCTGGACCTCACTCCCTGGTGGCATCGAAGCAACTACCAATGAAAACCGTTTTGCTGGGGCTTTCCGCGCCAACCTGGGAAAAGAAGGACAGGCCTTTTCCCCGGAACTTTTTGGTGCGGCCGTCAAGCCCGGTTTCATAGAAGCGGTTCGAGCAAAATACGATGCGGCGAGTCCCGCCGAACGTGCTCGCATGATCAACGCAAATGACGTTGAAGGCCGAGTGGCTCGCTATCTCGATACTTCTTATCGGGAAGCCGATGACGCTATGGGATCGCGCCTGGCTCAGACCGGGGTCGGAACGCGTCGGGAAGATCGGGTGCAAACCTACATTGATCAAGGCTATGACCACAATACTGCGGCCAAGCTGGCCGGAGAGGACATTCATCTGGGACGGCCTACCCAGCCCGCCAAAGAAGACGACAGCTTAAGTCTCAGAGACGTATATAGACGCACTGGAAGCGCGGCCCTTGCCGGTCTCTATGGGGCTAGCGAAGGGTTATTGGGGAGCGCAGAAGCGGGGGCAGGCGCTCTCAGTGAATACCTGACAGGCCCGCTGGCTGACAGGGGCATTCTCCCTGAAGACACCGGCGCACGAATTGAATCCGGCATTCGGGATCTTCGTCAGGGGCAAACCTTTTTACGTAAAAAGTTCACGCCGCAGGCCGATAACGATATTGCCAGAGGCTTTTATTCCGGCATCCAATCTTTGGTGCAGAACGGTCTTCTGGTTCCAGCCGCCATCGCAACCGACAATCCCAATCTGCTGCTTGGCCCCATGACGGCCATGACAGCGGGGTCGGCTTATGGCGAATCCCGCGATGAAGGCGCGAACGTGCCCATGGCGCTGACTAACGCCACCGCTCAGGGCCTGATCGAATATGGAACCGAAGTCCTTCCTGTGGGCTATCTCCTGAAAGACATCAAGGCCGGGTCTTCTTTCATGAAGGTGCTGACCCACCAATTGGCGACTGAGGTACCCGCCGAACAGGTGGCAACCTCGCTCCAGGATTTGATGGAGTGGGCCACATTGCACCCGGAAAAGACGGGGATGGATTATCTGAAGGAGCGGCCATCGGCAATCAATCAAACCTTGGTTGCGACATTGGTGGGCGTTGGCGGGCAAGTCACGCTGGCCAAGGGTGCGGAGTTGGCACTCAAGCAGGGAGGGGCATCCGGCCCCGAAAATAAGCGGTCCCCGCTGATTTCCGAAACCCTTCAGTCCACGCTGGATTCCGCTCACGCACAGCTTGCGCAAGAAGCGGCAGGAACGCCAAACGCGATTACCGGAGGGGGAAATGGCGAAGAGCAAATTGGAGGAGCTGGTGGAGAAAGTGGTGGCCTTGCTGGAGGAGCAGGCGTACTACCTGTCGCTGATCGTAACGGAGGAGCTGGAACAGGTTCAGATGGAAGCATCGACCAACCAGAGCCCACCACAAGATCCATCGGTGATCACGATCATTTTTCCTCCGGGGCTGGAGCAAATCCTGACGGACTATCTGAAAGCGAACCCGGATCGACTGAAGGGAGCCACGAAAGCCATTATCCCCTGGAGCGGTCCGACCCGACCCCAGTAGCGGAATGGGATCGTCTGACGCCAGAGGATCGTGAAAAAGTCATCGTCAATGCGGGCTGGGGAACCAAGGCGCGGGGGGCGAACCCGTTCGGAAAAAAACTGGTGGGCCAGTCATGGTCACAGATTCGTCCCGACCTTCAGTCAAAACTGAGCCAATCACTGACAGGCGCTGAAACTGCCCCAGCCGGTACGACAGACGCTCCTTTGCCATCCGTACTTGATGCGCAGACTGAGGAGGCATCTTCTGCCATGTTTCAGCAAGGCATGGCCGCGGCCCGCCTGAAAAGTGCCGGAGCAGCCTGGAACAAAATGCCGCGTAAAAGCCGGGAATCTCTGGTCGGCGTCATCCCCAAAGGCCGCCAATTGCTGCCCAAGCCCTGGAGCGATCTGGACCCGGAACATCAACAACGGATAGCTGAAGCGTTCTGGAACACCGAACAGGAGCAACAGAATCTGGCGGCAACAGCCTCGCCATCGGATTTCGCAGTCCCGCGCTCGATTTACGACGATCCCCGCATGAAGCGCGAGGTTTATCGAAGCGCCTTGCCGTCCTTTAAGCACGATCTGGTGAAAGGCGGCGATGTGAGCTATGTTCGAGACGAGCACGGCACCATCATCGGCAGAACGCCTTCCGTCAATCCAGACTGGTTTAAAAATCTGCCTGAAGATCTGGTCATGACGGTTGATCAAGTTAAGCAGGCCATCGATAAGGCCATGGCCGGAAAACCTCTCGGGGTTCGGCAGGAACGATTGATCGGCCATCTGCTTGATCAAATTGGCGAAAATCGGACGGCGCCGAATGTGATCGACCTGGCTAAAGAGCGACGCAAGGAAATTCGATCCTTACTGCGGGCGGCCAAGAATCAGGCGACCCTGACTGAGAGCGATGTGGAACAGTGGCTGAGCCAGCCGGGCATGGAAGAAATGCCCGACTATGGTTTTATCCTTGAAGAAGAGGCTTATGATCCTGAGGCGCACGCCATGGCGCGTACCCTTTCTGATCTAGCTCGGGAAGCGATCCAAATCCTGGGCGACGAAAAAATCGAAGCGCTGCTGGACAGCCCTCGATCCGACACTGAAATCATGGCTGACCTATGGAGAGTCATCAATGGGAGAACACGCGAAAATGGCCCTGAAAATGCTCAGGGAATGGAAAAAGAACCCGCCCAAGCCAAGGAAAACCCCCAAGGAGAAAACGACAGCCGATCCCGTTCCAGCGAACCCGCCCCCGCCGCAAAACCAGAACCCCGAGAGCTCAAGCGACCCAAGGTAACGGCAGGCCCCCAGTCGGGATCGACGGCACCCGAGCATGCTGGCGCGGGGGTCGATGATCGCGAGCTGGGTGAAATTGTTGAGGAATTCAACAGGGCGCAACAAGCCAGCGTAGAAAACGACCAGAAAGTCACCCATATTTTCGATGCGCCCACCAAAGGCGAAATCGTCAGGCTGGGTGAGAAGGTCAAGGTCTACAACAAGGATCATGGCTGGATGACGCCTGCCGAAGCCAAGGTCCGCATCGCTGAATGGCAGGCCCATGCAAAGGCGCAAGGCAAGGACAAGAGCAACGGCAACAGCGAACGCATCGTCCTGTCCCTGTTTGATTTGACCGGATCATGGTCGGCTCCCTGGGAAGAAGCGGGTTATCAGGTCTACCGTTTCGATATTCAGGATGACCCGGAATTTGGTGACGTTAATAAGTTCGGTACCGAGTTCTTCAACGATACGCAGGACATGTTTGAAGGCCGGGATATCTACGCGATTCTGGCGGCCTGTCCCTGCACCGACTTTGCCTCCAGCGGAGCGCGTCATTTTGCAGCCAAGGACTCTGATGGCCGAACCGTGGCCTCCGTCAAACTGGTTCACCAGACGCTGGCTACCATTGAATACTTCAAGCCCGCCATCTGGGCCGTTGAGAATCCCGTAGGTCGCATCGAGAAGCTGGGCGGTCTTCCGCCCTGGCGACTTTCATTTGATCCGAATCACATCGGAGACCCCTACACCAAAAAAACCCTTCTTTGGGGTCGTTTCAATGCGGACCTCCCGATTGCACCCGTTGAGCCGACCGAAGGCTCCAAGATGCACAAGCTTTATGGCGGCAAAAGTCTTGCCACGAAGAACGCCCGAAGCGCCACCCCGGAAGGATTCGCTTACGGGTTCTTTGCCGCCAACAACGCCATTGACCACCCGGTCATGGCTATCGCCAATCGATTCGACCGGCTGAATCGGTCGCTGATCGAAAAGGCCGTCGATGCAGGCATCACGGAAGAGGAGATCGCTCACGCAGTCGAGGATTTCTATTACCAGGATCTTGATGATGTTGCCGCAAATCAGTCCATTCAGGAACTGATTGACGCCAAAGTCCAGCCTGCGACTGAAGCCCAAAAGCCGACAGAGCCACCTGAAAAAACGCCAGCAAACACGGCAACCCGAAAGAAGCGGGTGGTGAGCCAGAAAACCCGAACGATTCCCGAAAAAATTGAGGATCTGGGGGAAAAGATTGGCGGTGCCCGCAAGGATGATGCCATCAGCACCGGCCCCCGGCGGAAATCCGCGGTCAACGATGAGACGCCGACGTGGGCCAGGCGGTATGAAATCAGCCAGATTGTGGCAGGCCCCGGCGAAGGCCGATGGGTCATTCGGGACAAGCGACAAAAGGACCGATTCGGCCAAGCCAAAATGGTCGGCGGTCCCGACAACACCTATGAAAGCCAGGAAGCGGCGCAAGAAGCCTTGCCGCTGACGGCGGTCGCCCTCAAGCACAAGATCATTCCGGTCGGCCCGCGTAACGACAATGGGGACCAGCCCTATGAGATCTGGCGCGAAATCAATGACCGCAAGCGGGTCAAGGTCGTCAGTGAAACGTTCCTCTCCCGAAGGGCGGCCATGGAATACATGGTCCAGCATGCCCGCGCCATTCTCGAAACCAACACCACTTTTGGCGAGGCGGATTTGCCGACCCCGGACCGGACGAACCGAACCGGCGCTGAACGCCGTCAGGGCGATGTCGAAGGCCGGGACTTCATGGAAACCTTTGGTTTTCGCGGGGTGGAGTTTGGGAACTGGAATAACCAGATCGAACGTCAGGAGGTCATGAATGCCGCCTATGACGGGCTCATGGATCTGGCCGAGGTGATGGCGATTCCGCCGGAAGCCATCGGACTGAATGGCGATCTGGCCTTGGCGTTTGGCGCGAGAGGGCAGGGGCTCACTAGCGCCAAAGCCCATTATGAGCGGGACCGATCCGTCATTAACCTGACCAAGATGAATGGAGCCGGGGCGCTGGCACACGAGTGGTTCCATGCGCTGGACCATTATCTCGGGCGGCAGGACGGCAAAGCGTCCGGGCAATGGCAAGTGCTGCCGGATGGCACCAAACTGTTCAAGGTTCAAGGCGCTGAATCCGACATGGCCAGTGGCGGCTTCAAGCGGAACAATTCAGGGGTCCGCGAGGAGCTAAGAACAGCCTACAACCACATCATCGACACCCTGCTCCGAAAGGCCGAGACCTATGTGGACGATACCCTCAAGGCGGATGCCTTCGTCGCGACGTCACGGGAAGAGGTGGCCCGCCGTCTGACCGACCTTCGCAATGACTTGGCCAGCGAGAAAAACCCCCAATACTACAAACGCCATAACAAGCCCGCCAGCGCCGAGCAATTGGCGGCCTTTGATACGGTAGCGCAACAGATTCTGGCTGGGGAAGCGCTGGAAATAGCGCCGACGCCGACCGGCAACAAGAGTGTCCGACTCAATGGTATGCGCTGGTCGAATGCGGCATTGGAACAACTCAGCTCGATTTACAAGGCGGTTCGAGGCCGGAGCGGTTTTGACAGCGCCACCCAGAGCGGGGTGATGGATCGCCTGCGGAACGACATGACCCGCTACAGCGGGCGCCTCAAGCTCCTGGCTTCGGCCCAGTCCGGGGAAGAGAAAACCCGCAAGGTGCCCACCGAATTCGCCATGAACGCCAAAGAGCTGGATCAGGGGCGGGGCACCGATTACTGGACGACCCCCCACGAAATGGCAGCCCGCGCCTTCCAGGGGTTTGTGGAAGACCGGATTGCGGCTCAGGGCGCCTCCAGCCCTTTCCTCAACTACGCCCCGGAACGGGCTGGGATCATGACGCCCTGGGGTTTTAAGCAACCCTTCCCGGCGGGTGAAGAGCGGAAAGCCATCAACCGGGCTTTTGAGGCGTTCGTCAAGGAAATCAAAACGAAAAAAACCGAAAGCGGAACGCTCCTGTTCCGCCGCCCGGAAACGCTGCTTCGACAGGAGCTGCCCGGTGAACGCCCCGACGCCAAGGAGGCTGCCCCCGTTTCCGCCGATCAGTCCAAAGCCAAAGCCATCAATCGGGTGCTGGCTCGGCATTTTAAAATTCCAGAATGGGAGAACGCCTATGTCCAAAGGGATTTGCCTGAATCTCTTGCTGAATTTGCCGAAGCCACAAGGGCAGCGTTTGGCACGGAAGTTGTTGGCATTACCCCCAGCCACGAACGGTTCGATCAGTTCAACGGCATCAACTACGAAGGCGTTAACTACGTCAATCTCGACAGCAAAATCGGGTTCATCCCCATTGCCGGACACGAACTCCTCCACCAGTTGAAAAAGGATCGACCCGATCTGTACCAGTGGTTTGCCGAGCAGGCCCGTGGCTATTACAAAGATTTCTCGGAGTATCAATCGCGACTGAATGCGATTGCCGGAGGCCACAAAGACACCTATGACCGCGAAGCGGCGGAAGAAGAGCTGCTGGGGGATTTTGTGGGGGATGCCCTAGCCGATCCCGTGTTTGCCCAGCAGCTGGCGGAAGCCAATCCGGGCAAATTCAAGAAGCTGTTCAATGCCATCGTGCAATGGCTGAAGGAGGTGTCAAAGAAGCTGGCCCAGCAAGGGCTCGGGTCTTCCCGCTATTTCTCCGATGTCGAAGCGCTGCGAAAGCATCTTGAAGCAACCCTGAATGCCTATGCGCAAGGCGGCCCGGTGGCCGTCGGCAAAGAAAGCGCCCCCCGCTTCAGCACCGAACGCGCTCCCACCCGTCGTCCGACCTCCGAACAACCGACCCTCAGTCGTCCGGTGTTCTATTCCAGCCTGGAGCGAGGCATTGAAACTGCCAAGGTCGCCGCGCAACCGGCAGCGCAATGGCTGGCTTGGGTTCGTTCGAACGCAGCCCCATTGGGTATCAAACACGACGAGATGCTGTGGTCGGGTCTTGAGGACTACCTGACGCTCAAGGGCAAGGCCAAGCTCTCCAAAACCGATGTGCTGGCATTTGTGAAAGACAATGGGGTCGAGGTAAATGAGGTTTTGAAGGGTGAGGGCACCACTCGCCGGAATCTCAAGGCCGAACGCAATGAGGAAGGCTCTTGGCGGGTCGTGGATCCCCAGGGCCAAGTTCTGCTTGATCGCGCCTCAGAAATCCAAGCGATGGATTTCATGGTCATCGAAGCGGAGCGTAAGGTAAACGCGACGAAATATGATGAATACACCCTACCGGGCGGCCAGAACTATCGTGAGCTGTTGATTACCCTCCCCGAGGCGACGGATGCTGGACACTCAGGATCCATTACGTTCCCTCATGCGTATCAGCTGGAAGACTTTCTGGTTGATCTTTCGGCTGAGGGCTACGCGGATCTCGATTATGGTTCCGATGATGCGAGGGGTGCGGTGGAGTTTAATGGCCTGAATGGCCAGCAAATGGCCGCGTTCAAAACGCTGGCCGAGCGAAACCACGGGATCATGACCATCCAGTCCTCCACCGGTACAGCGGCGGCATACGCCTCATCTCACTGGTCCGAGCCGAATATCCTGGCGCACATTCGTTTCAACGACCGCACCGATACCGAAGGCGACAAGGTGCTGTTTATCGAAGAAATTCAGTCGGACTGGGCGCAAGAGGGCCGGAAAAAGGGCTTTGCATTACCGAAAGCCGAGCACGAAAAGCTCGATTCAAGAAGGAGAGAGCTGGAAACTTTGGGGGGTGAAGCAAGAAATAGAGGTGAAGACATTGCTTCAGAAATAAAGCAGGAGTGGGCGGACATCATGAACCGGATCGGCGGCG